AATAAACTTAACGTAATAGTTATCAGCCTCTGACTCTTCAGTGTTAGAGATTTCACAAATGTAACCATCCTTACACATGGAAGGAAGCTTACTAATGTTCTGTGCAGTAGAGGTGATGACTGAAAGAGCAGTGTTTGTAGTACCTGCACGAACAGTGACGTTCAAGCTGGAGCTGGATTGAATGAACAAACCATTACCAATAACCTCAACAGTCAGTCCAGGGTATTTAGCAAGAAGAGAGGCTCTAAGACCACCAAGCACAGAGTTTACACTAATGATCCCGTCATCAGGACCCTTAGGTGTACGATAGAATGCAGCGTTAGCATCAGCATAAGACTGATAAGATTGAGTACCGGTGATGCTTATTGTATAGAATCGACCAGAAATAGTGATACCTTGAGTGCCAGAAGCAGGAGCATCGAGCCCTCCATCTTGTAACACGACATTAGCGTTGTATTGATTGCCGTAATCAGCTTCGCTATTGTTGTTGTAGCTTTGTACATACGACTGACCATTGACAGTCACTGCATACTTAACCCCACCCCAACCAGTGTTGAAAAACTCTGCCTTACCAACAAACTTTGCTGCTGCATCAGTGTCGCCCGAGTTTTCAGGACTTATACTAAGAGACTTGACAATACGTTTAGTACTTGTAGTTATGTTGGAGTTGTTAATCCCAATAACATACTCAGTATTATAAGCAATAGCATCAACGGTAACAAAAGCATAGTTATTGCCAAAGGTATTAGATGTAGTTCTAGCCGTAGCTACAGTTTTCTTTGGATTGGTAATCAGTGTGTAGTCAGCAATACTTTGAACACCATAACGAGTAGGGGATCCGCTAGTCAGGTAGTTATAATTAGATGTAGTAGATCCTAAGTTAACAGTCTGCTCAACTCCTGTTGCTAAGTTCCAGACACGGACACCTGATGCCTGAATCTGAACAATATATTTCTCGTCATTATCCCGAAGGATTTCAAACCAGTTACCATCAGCAGTTGCATTAGCAAGTACACTGACAAACTCACCAGGAGCACGCTTAGATAATCCAAACGTAACATCAGGGTAAGCATTGTTACATGTCCTGACTTGACCTGCAAACTTAATAAAATCTGGTTGCTGTGATATACCTCCCAGAAAGTTAGGGATACGTTGATTAACTGCTGGCATTAGCGACTCAGGGCTTGGAAGGGTTTGTAGCTGGTGTAGGGGTTCCTAAGGTCACTAGCATTGAAAACGTTGTAATCAGCTTGGCTGGTATCAAACTCAATAGCTACAGCCCTTAGAAGGCTTTCTTCAGCCTGAAGGATCTTGATGCTAGTCTCGTCGTTTACCATGCGCCCAGAGGCGACTCTAGATGCCTTAGCGGTGATGTAGTCACGGAATGCCTGAGGGATATCCTCAAACTCATAGAACCATACTACATCAACAAAGATGGTATCAATACCAGTGAACTTAAAACCATGGGAATAGCGATCATACAGCTTACCATCACGGCGAGTAACGTCATAGCTATCTCCGTGTTTGTAGCGGTTAACATCAAGACGTAAAGCTGTTGGAGGAACAACAATTTCTTTATCATTGTTCAGTACAAAAGGAAACTCATACTCAGTATTGTAGCCCCAGCCTTCGGCTTGGACTTCTCGGCAAACCTGCCGGAGGGTGCTCTGAGCAATAGCTACTTCTGGACTTTGCACATCAAGTGTATTGACCGGAGTTTCTCCGACACTCATTAAAATAGAGTTAACAGCATCCAGTTCGGTGGACGTTGCATAAGAAGGGGTTGCCATAAAAAAAGAGGGTCCCGAAGGACCCCCAGTATAGTACAAAAAAAATCAGAATGCAGAACCAGCAGTACTGGTAGCGTGCAGTTCGACACAAGCAGCAGGGTTAAGATAATCTGTACCCATGCTCAAGCGTCCCAAGATTACGTCGCCCTGATAAATCACGGATACGTCTCCACTGGTAACTTGAACCTGTGGTCCAATTGTCTCAACAACACCTGCGGCTTCTTTCTGGAAGATAAGTCCACAGGAAGTATCGAAGTCAGCAGCACCACCATAGGGGTTGTTCTCGCCGGTAGCAGTAGCTTCGACATCAACACCCACAAAGGAGCCAGCGTTATCGATGGTAGATGCCGTACCATACTTACCCTGGAAGGGCAGGTTCATGGAACGGAAGATCTTGATACCAGCGATTGACATGATACCTTGACCGGACTGAAGGCCAGTGCCTTGCTCGTCACGGTTGATCAGAGCGTTAGAAGAAACGTTCTCGACCAAGGAGTAGTACTGACGGGGGCTAAGAACAGCCACACGTCCGTCTTGACTGACACCTTTCTCGTCAAGAACTGCAGCAGCTTCAAAGAAGGCTGCAACAATCTTGGTAGAGTCAAGAGCATCAGCAGCAGCACCAGCTCCAGTACCAACCTGGATCTGTGTACCACCTGGCTCAACCTTGCCTGTAGCAGACACAGGGTGAGCAGCACGTGCACCACGTACAATAGCACGGAAGATACGACGGTCGTAATGCTCAGCAAGAGCGTAGCCGATTTTACGTGAGATCTCGCCTCGCAGCTCATAGTGAGCCAGGGTCTCATCGAGATCATAAACGAAAGCAGAGCTGACGAGAAGGTCGTCAACAATGATGGTCTTCTCAGCCACTGGTGGATCACCAGAACCAAGGATTGGAGTTCCAGGCGTATGGAAGCCTGCATCCATGCGACCAGTATAAATGAACTGGAGTGACTTACCGGACTTAAGGGTCCGCTTCATCACAAGGTCACGAGCGATTGTGTTATGCTGGAAGCCTTTGAACATCTCTCCAGAGAAGAGCTTCAAATACAATGCATACTTATCGGTCGCTCCATCATAGCCAGTACCGGTACTTAGATTAGACCGGCCTAGCGCAGTTTGGGTAGCGTTAGCCATTGTTAAAAAAGATAATTAAAAAGTATTAAACCAGCTCTATGCTATCTAGAATGTTAAGAGCTTTGTGACCCCGACGGCTTCCGAAGTAGGGCAGCATAAGACTTAGACATTTAACTACATCACGTTTATTACCAACCTTCCATCGCCAAGTAGGCTTGACATCAGGACGTTCTCTGTAATAAACATTTCCGCAATTCATTATCTCCCAGAATTTGTAGATGACATCTTTATCAGTCATCTCAATTTCTAGTTGTCGTCTTACACAACCTTCACCTTCAAATAAGCCAGCGGCCCACGCAATTTGTAAAGGATCCATAAATGTTTTTGAGAGCTTAGGGTGTCTCATTACCACAGCTGCGGCAAAGGGTGTCGGACGTATCCGGCCAATGCCAATAACAGTAGAGTCCTACACTGAGGTGCTCTACTGCCAAGCCCTAGGTTTTTCCAGTCCTAGGTCTGTAACCGTTCCTTGGAGTTAACAAGGAAAAATCAGATACTATAAGCCTCTGAGGGGGCTGTTACTTTGTGTATGCTACGCCACGATACTTGAGCTTAGATTCCTTGACAGCTTGCTGCTGTTCACGGACTCGTTGCTTTAGTTCAAGATTCGTCATGGTGTTTACCTCCGAAGAGATCTAGCAGTCCCGTTCCATACTGCTAGTAACATGCGTCCTTTCGGATGAACGGAAGGATATATTAAGAAGCGTACCTGCGTTTCTTTACAGGCTTAGCAGTTTTTGCAGATGCTACAAAGTTAGCTTTTGTGGGAGCACCAGAAGCACCAGGCTTTCTCATCTTCTCACCACTGCCAGCAGCAATGCGTTTTCTTTTAGCGTGAATGTTTGCGTAGAGTCCAGGTTTAGCCATAACGTTTCTTGGATTTTTTCTTAGCAAGAGGTAATTGTGGACCAGCTTTTTTTAAAAAGGTATCTCTTTCATTAGGGTTAGTTGTTCCTTTACCCTTATCGTAGATCTTCTTGCCTTTCATAGCGCCTTTATGACCAGGACCGATTTCAAAAGAAGCAGAAATGGTCAGGTCTTTACGTGATTTCTTTTTCTTAGCCACATTTCCATTTGCGAAGAGCGAGTGCTTTGCGGGTCGGACGACCCTTGCTATCTTTCATTGGTCCTTTTACTCCACCCATACGAGCACAAAAGGATCTCTTACGACCAGCAGCTTTTTTTGTTTTAGGGTTAGGTGCAGGTGGCTTGAGATCAGCACCTTCTTTGTTCTTGAAGTACTTCCTACCTTTGGCTGTTAAGCCTCCAGTAGAACTTTTGTGTTCTTTACGCATGAGATTTAGAAGGAGTATTTTACACCAGCTTTGGTGCCATAGCTATTGACATCATCAAAGGCAGCTGACAGCTCACCATAGATAGATACATTTTCACTAGCGTTGACAGAACCAAAGATCTTACCAGTCAGTTTGGTCTCTTGCTCACCAGCATCAGGGACATACAAGGTAGGACCAGCTTGAAGGCCCCAGCTACCTACATCACCGCTGCCTTCATAGCCAACGTGGAAGTCTGTAGCATGGCCTTGGAAGTCAGAGCCAGTAAAACCAGCATTGTTCTCAATGTTGGCATAGGGACCTGCGATTGCAGGAGCAGCAGCAAAGAGTAGTGCGGAGGAAATAGCGATTGTTTTCATGATTTTGTTTTTGTTTTGGGTTAATTAAACTTTAATGTTAGAGCGTTCAAGTTTACGCATCACATCCATGCGATACGCATCATCATTGTCATAGCGAGGATCATTCATATCACGAACAACCTCTGCCATACTACGATATGCTTGGCCAGTTGAAGACTGTTTACCAGTCACTAGCTCAGGAGTACGTCCCACTGCGTCTTCATACTGACCGACTAATGCCTTAACAGCAAAACGGACAGCAGCTTGATTAGCAGTGTTGATTACTTCATCAAATGCTAGTACATCTTCTTCAGGGAGATTCTCTGAAGCCCACTGAACTACTTCAGCATAGCCTTCGTCACCACCAGCAATATCTTTGATGTCACTAATCTCTGATTCAGACAGAACACTAGCAGCATCATCATATCCTAGCTCAGATCGAAGACCACCCAGGTAAGCATCAATGGTTTCATCAGAGAAGCCAGCTTCATTGAGCTGGTCATACATCTCCTCAGTAATAGTACCATCATTTTCATAGAAGTGGTCATTCATTTCCCAAGGGTCAATGTTTGCTTCAGCAAAAGCTGTTGCAAGACCATCGCCGTAAGCTTCAGCTACAGCATCTTGGTTGACGTAACCTTCTTCATCATAGCGTTCAAAGTCTCCTTCTACTTGCTCTGTATCTTCTTCTTCNGATTCATATTCTCCACTATCATCATCATCTTCCTCACCTCGACCCTGCATACGTTGCAGTTCAAGGTAAGCTTTCTCAAGTTCTTCAGCATTTTTATATTTACCAGCAAGTAAGTCTTGCTGATCTTGGATCATCTTCTCGCCTACTTCAAGGCTGTCAGCCTCTTCAGCTTCCCTAGCTGCAATAGCTTCGGGATCATCAGATGGATCGTATGCAATGTTAATAGCCATAGGTGCTAGTTAAATTAACCAGGGGGAGGAGTAGCAGGTCCAGGTGGTTGTTGCTGTTGTTGTCCACCACCAAGGAATCCTTGAGTAGCAGAAGTGACAGCTTCAACAGCCTGCGGGTTTTTAGATGGGTCCATGAGCGGAGTGCCCATGAGTTGTCCAGTTTGATTAACGATAGAAGCTTGCATCTGTTGTTGCATAGCTTCCTGTTTATCTGCTTGGATTTGTTCCATACCTTTGACAAGGTTAAGGATGTCGATACCTTGAGCAGCAGCAAGACGCTTGATAGCTTCATCAGGGTTGAGATACTGAGCCAATGCTTGTGGTCCCATTGTCTGAGCAATGGTAGTAACAAATTGAATCAAAGACTCACGATCCTGACCACGGCCAAGAGCATTAATACCTGCAACAATCGTAGGATGAACAAGACCTTTAGGTAAGGCAGGAATCTGTTTCGCCTTAGTAAGGTCCAGCATCTTACGACTTAGATAAGGAATGAGGAACTCGCTAGTCAGCAAAGAGAATAATCCTCCAAGCTGCTGCTCTAGCTCCATCTGTGTCATCCTAACTTCTTCAGCTGTGGTTCGCTCACTCTGTCTTACGTTAAGAATGAGGAATGCTTCAGAGATACGCTTCTCTAACACACCAGCCAAGTCAAAGGCAGTACGGAAGTCAGCTTGTTTCTGAACCTGAACCACACCAATGTCATCAGGACGCCCTTGAATGATAGCACCATTGCCAGCATTAGCCAAGGACTGAGGTTTAGTTGTAGAGCTAGGTGATACAGTAAAGACCACTTTAGCTGCTGCAGCAGAGCCCTCTACAAGCGCCTGCATTAGGGCTTCAAGAGAGCGTAGGTCTCCTAGGAACTCTTCAACACGAGAGCGTCCGTAGTCCTCTCCATCAACTGTTACGAAGCGGAGTGGTAGCCAGGGGCTCTTGTCTTTTGGAGCTTTACCATAGGTGTTAGGTAGGATCTTATCATCAGCTTCCTGATACCAAGTCCAACCCTTCTTAGTTAGTTTGACACAAGTAAATACATCTACATCTTTTTCAAACTTACTGCCCACACTACTGTCTACAACACTTTGCATAGACTTAGGGGCTTCGAACTCAGGACCAAGCATCTTACGATTGACCCTCTCACGAGTTACAATCTCAGTCACATTACCGTTGCCGTCCCTCTCTACCACATAACGGTTGAGAGGATACATCTTCATGCCATCCTTGTGCATGTATAGCAAGGCATTACCTGTGACCACAAGATGCTTGATAGCTGAAAAGATTTGAACACGATCAGTAGAAGCAGCAATGCTTTCCATAATCATGCGCTCAATCTTAGCAAAGCTTAGATCCAACTCACTCTTTGCTTCAGCAGGAATCTCAACTCCTAACTTGGAGTCATCCAGCTGNAGCTTAAAGAATGAAGTAGAAGGAGGTAGCAANCCTAACATCAGTTTAGATGATAGAGTCACTACCCCCTTTGCTCCTACTGATTGCCAAGGAGTTTTAAACCGAGTGTAATCGGTTGTAGTCTCCTCATGCATNAGCAGGGTTGGGATTGTAAGCTTAGCACAATCAAGTGCAATGTCAAGAAATGCAGTACGGCCACTCGTTAATTCNTNATAGCGTTGCCGTGCACTTTTCATTAGTTACCTTGTCCGATGTTCAAACCTTGACCAGGAGCAGTCTGTAAGGATGCAGTACCCGTACGCATACGTTCACGCTTCTTAGCAGTAGGTGTCTTGGTCTTTACCTTAGTCTCTTCTTTTTTATAGCCTCTGCAGGTGGTGCAGGCTTAGGCATAGGTGTATCAATTTTCTGAACAGGCGCTGGTGGTGGTGGGGCCTGTGGTGTAGGGGCTGATGGACGTGATCCTCCTCCTCCAAAACACATAGTCTTAATCCTCAATGAATTTTTCTTTTAAGTATCTAATGACAGAAACCTGACCAGCTCTATAACAAATCTCTTTATCAGAGAGCAGGTAGTCAGGATATTTGTCAGGGAATAATTGATCTAACTCTTCTATTACTAACTCTAAATTTGGTGCAAAGATAGGATCAAGCATATTGAGGTAGGTTTACATTCGAGTGTTCAAAGAACGCTGGCATCCTAGCTGATCGTGTGTCAGAAAGCTGTGGAGCTTTACCTTCATACATTAAACGATCACTAGAATCTAGCCAAAATTTTCTGTCTAAATATTTATCGGCATTGCTACCTAACGGTTGCATTACCCAATTGATAGTTGCCTTGCGGAGTTTATCAAGAGAAGGACTGATATCAAGCCCCAGCTCCCTACAAACAAGGCTATTGGCAGCAACGTGAATT